TTTGCTTCGCAAATGTGGGCTACTCGCCCACACCTCGGCAGCATTTTTGAAAAACTGCTGCACCGAAAAACTTTTTAGTTCAAAAAGGAGGTGTTTCCCCTGTCACTTTTTCATCGAAAAAAACCTGCCGCTGCTCCCTCTGTTCTCATCTCTGCGGAACGGCAACAGCATCGGGATTTCTCCCTGCTCCGACAGGACGAAACTGCACAGCAACTCTATCGGCAGCTTCGCTATGCTGTTCCGATTATTGACGCTGCTTTGAGCAAGATTGTTCGCCTCACGGGCAGTTATTCCGTCATTGCTTCTGACCCGGCTGTTCAAAAGCAGTTGGATGCGTTTGTTCAACAGATTCCCTGCGATTTCAGCAGTCAGGGCTTACAGAGTTTTACCGACCGCTTTCTCGACAGCCTGCTCACCTGCGGCAATGCCCTCGGAGAGTTGCTCGTTGACAGCCGCCGCAGATGCATTACCGGACTACACTGTGCAGAACCCGATCTGGTCTGCCTCAAGCCCGGAAAATCCGACAGAGCCTTCTTTCTGCGAATGACAGATGGCTCGCCCGAAGAACGACCGCTGCCCCATCCGGAACGGCTGCTGTTCTGTGCGTTGCATCCGCCAGCTGGGCAGATTTACGGCGTTTCTATTCTGCATGGCATTCCGGCTCTTTGCAGCATCCTGCTCCGCATTTATGAATGCATCGGACAGAATTATGACCGCATCGGCAATATCCGCTATGCAGTCACCTATCACCCCTCAGATGACCCGACTGAACGGGCATATACTACCGAACGGGTGAAAGCCATCGCAAAAGAATGGGCTGCCGGCATGCGGGACAGTTCCAGCGGCGAAGTACGGGATTTTATCTGTGCTGGTGATGTGGACATCAAAGTCATCGGGGCAGAAAATCCCCTGCTGGATACGGAAATCCCCGTTCGGCAGCTGTTGGAACAGATTGTTTCCAAGCTTTCGATTCCGCCGTTTCTGCTCGGGCTGAACTGGTCCTCCACAGAACGAATGAGTACGCAGCAGGCAGATATTTTGACTTCCGAACTGGAATATTACCGCCGGCTATTGACTCCCGTTATTCAGCAGATTTGCACCGCTTTTCTGCGTACCATCGGCTCTACAGCAGAGATTTCCGTGGAATGGGATACCATCAACTTACAGGATGAAACCGAACAGGCTCTTGCTCGTTTGCATACGGCACAAGCCATGCAGATTGAACAGAACCTGCAAAAAAATTAAATCAAAAAAGGAGATTGTTTTATGTATCAGAATTTGAAATTGGAAAAGGGTTTGTATCATCTGACCAACAAGAGCTTTGTACAGGCTCTGGAAGCACTCGACCCGTCTGCACAGTATGCAGATACCCCCCTCGCTGGGTTGGATGCCTACGAACGGCAGCTGAAGCGGTTTGATATCCGCATCAGCGGTGCACAGTGCGACCGGGTGGAAAAGTTCTTTACCAGCACGGAAAGTGCAGTGTTGTTCCCGGAATTTGTCCGCCGTGCTGTACAGCAGGGCATTGACGCTTCTATGCTGTCTGATTTGACCGCTGTGGAAACCCACACGGACAGCAGTCAGTATCTGGGCTGCACCATCACGGAAACCGATGCATACGGAACAGTTGCACAGGGGGCAGCAATGACCAGCTCCACCATTTTGGAGGCAACCACTGCCCTGACTTTGAACAAGTACGGCAGACTGGTAAAGGCTTCTTACGAAGCTGTTCGCCGACAGCGGTTGGATGTGTTCGCTGTACTCTTGAAGAGTGTCGGTATGCAGCTGGGACAGGCTCTGATGCAGCAGGCAATTACAACGCTGACCACTACGGTTGGTTCTACCACTACAAAGGCTGGCAGTGCACTGGCTTACAGCGACCTCGCCACCCTCTACGGAAAATTCAGTACTTATGATATGAATCTGCTGCTGGTTTCCCCGAAGAATGCCGCTGCCATCCTCGCTATGAGTGAAATGGAAGATGTTGTACCGGTGGAACAGGGACAGGTTCGGCTGCCATTCGGCACAATTCTGTGCAAAGTTCCGCAGATGAGCGACACTGTCATTTTGGGCGTAGACAAGAATTTCGCCCTCGAAATGGTGACTGGCTCGAATTTGATTCTGGAAACAGACCGTCTGATTGAAAATCAGCTGGAAGCCATCTCGGTTTCGCTCCAGTGCGGTTTCCGCGTTCTGACCAAAAATGCGGTTCATAAGATGACGGTTTAATTCTTTTACTGTATGGGTTGGGTGGGTGGGTATTTTTCATGGAGAATGTTTTTAAGGCAATATAGAAAGCAATGAGAAAATGCTCTTCGGGAAAGCGGTCTGAACCGTCCGGCAAAAGGGGGTTCCACCCCTGCTTTTGCCTGCCAGCGTGCTGCAATCGCCCCGTTGCCTTGCTTGAATTTTTGCCTTTGTTTCTCCCTGATTTTCCAAATTCGAACGGGAAAGTTTAAAAATGTGCGATTGCAACAGGGAAAACAAATTGCAAATTGGATACCAATAAAATTTGCTTCGCAAATGTGGGCTACTCGCCCACACCTCGCCAACATTTTTGAAAAATTGTTGGATCAAAAAACTTTTCATTTGCCTGCGGCTTGGTATGAAACCAAAACTTTTTAGGAGGTTGTTTGTATGGATTTTACACAACAGAATCAGGATGCTTTGTTACAGGAACTGAACCAGTTCACTCGCAGAACCCATACTTTGGATGAAGTCTATTTGCTGGACGTTCTGCTCTGTGATAATGAAGTTGACCGAGATTTTGAACGGTTTTCAGATTCCGCTCTGGAAACACTGAAAACGCTGTTTGTCGGAAAAACGGGCATCTTTGACCACGACCCATCTGGGAAAAACCAGACTGCCCGTATTTTTTCCACTCGTCTGGAAACACATCCGGAACAGCTGACCAGCACAGGCGTTCCCTATACCTGTCTGAAAGCAAATGCGTACATGGTGCGAACCGCTGGAAATGCAGATTTTATTCGGGAAATTGATGCTGGCATCAAAAAAGAAGTCAGCATTTCTTGCAGTGCCCGTTCACACACCTGCTCCATCTGCGGAAAAGACCGCCGATTGACGGGCTGCCCTCATGTACAAGGGGAACTTTATCAGGGTATGCTCTGCCACACGATTTTATCTGATATTACGGATGCCTATGAATGGAGTTTTGTTGCTGTTCCGGCTCAGCGAAATGCAGGCGTAACAAAACAGTATGGCGGTTCTGCCGACCATGACCGAATTACCGTTCTCCAAAAGCAGTTACAGAGCCAGCAGGCTCAGCTTTCCGCTGCGGAAGAAGATATTCGCAAAGAGTTGGTAACGCTCTGTTATCTCAGTGGGCAGCCATTACAGAAAAGCCTATTACAGGCAGCAGAACGGATGACATTTCCAGAACTGCTGGATTTGCGGCAGCAGCTGCGAAACGAAGTGCGTTCCACGGGAAATTCGCAGTTACAGCCAGCAGAAGAAAAAGCAAAAACTGCTGCCAGCTTACAGCAGTTTCAAATGAAATAACGGGGGTGGGAACGAATGAAATTGGAACAGGTTCGATGCTTTTTTCAGATGTTGACACAGTTGGACGATATACAGCCCTATGAGGCACTCGTTTCCACAGCGGTGACCACTGTCACGGATGCTTTAAAGCCCAATGTAGACCCAACTTTACAGCCGCTGCAATTGCTGGCAGCGGCAATTGCCAATGAATCCTATCAAATTTTACTGGCAACCAAAGAGCAGACTGCCTGCACCTATGCCGGAACAACTCCACGACAAGCCGACCGCAGTCAGCAGATTACAGCTGCTCGAAAGCTGCGGGAACAGTACCAGCAGATGTGCAGCCCGATGCTGCTTGACCGACAGTTTTATTTTCAACGAACCCATCTCAACAGAGAGGAGCAAAGCGAAGAAGATGCTGCAAATTCTAAACCATCTACAGAACCAGCTACAGGCACTGCCGATGCCGGTTTATCTGGCATATGATCACACGCCAGCTGCTCAGAAAGCCACTCCATTCGTCGTGCTGAATTTACAGGCTTGCCAGACAGAAGCACCTGTTTTTCGCAGCGAACAGGAAACTGTTCCCTTTTCTGCAACGGTTACAGTTACGCTGCTGATGCCGATCGAAACGCATGCTGCGGAATTGTCTGGAACGTTCACGGCAGAGATTTTACCAGTGCTCATGCAACAGCAGAATCTGCAAACGGTTCAACTCTCTGCACCCAAAACAGACCGCCTACTCAATCGGCAAACCATTACTGCAACCTGCCAGCTGTTCGGATTCTTTCAATCTGAAATAGAACAGGCTGCTGCAAAGGAGGATGTTTGATGGCATATACTTGCACTGTTCAAGAAAAACGAACATTTCCGGTTTCAATTGGCTCGCATATTTTTTATGTAGAGCAATATCAGCTTACTGGTATCCGAAAATTTGCCGAACAAACCACCATTGCTGGAATGTCGGTCTTTACCAATCAGGCAATTCGCTCCAGAGTGCTACACATGGAGGGGCGATTTCTCCGGACAGACCCACCAGCAGAATTGCTGCTGACTCTGGAAACAGCGTTGCAGGAACAGACATCGTTTACAGCGGTATTGGATGGCGTACGGTATCGGATGTGTCGGCTGTCCCAGTATCGGATTCAGGAGGATGGGCACTCGGGGACAGTTGCCTGCCAGCTGGATTGCTTGGTGAGTCAGTTGGAAGCGGTGGAGGAAAAGGCGGAATAGTTGTTTATTTTGGGATAATGATTTATGGAAACTATTCCGTTGTAACTGTTTCACTGGAACAGTTACAAAATACTTGTTTACTGCTAAGGTTTCATAAGGCGGAGCGGTCTTGTTCGCCCCGTCTTGAAAAGCAGTCGCTTTTCTCATCATCCCATCCGTGTACCACAGGGATTTCGCTATCTGCGGTTTATGACTGGAAACACTGCTCTTAGAAAAAACACTCGAATCCGGTTCGGCAAGGCTGGGGCACATCCCCAGCTTGCCTTGGGAATCGCAATTGCCCCTGAAACCTTGTTCCATAATTATAATCTTTTGATTTTTGAAGGCAATTGCGATTCTTTCGATTTGCTCTTAGATTTTTGTTTCATTTCATAATACAGTTTCGATTTGCTTCGCAAATGTGGGCTGCTCGCCCACACCTCGGCAGCATTTTTGAAAAACTGCTGCACCGAAAAACTTT